AGGAGAAGCGATGAGCAAGCAATGGACGGCGGAATGGGCGCGGCAAATGTTTGTGATCGAAGGCGATAACGAAGCCCTGACGCGCATCGGCAGGGCGTGTTATGCCGCGCTCACCGAGGTGATTGAACTACGCGGCTTTGAGCGGGCGATGAAGGGACATTACGAACGCGATGCCGCGCGCTACAAACATGAGCGCGACGAAGCCCGCGCAGAACGGGACCAGGTGCGGGAGCACCTGGGAATCGTGCTTGCGCGGGCGGAGTCCCTCCTTGCCGCCACCGAGGAGGGTGATGCGTGAGTGAGCAATTGGAGCGCATGTCGGAGTCGCAGTTTGCCGACGTGGCGCGGTACAAGGCCGAGCAGATGATGGCGGGAACTTGTGCAAAGCGAACATTCCACAATCAAGCTGAAGAGGTGGTGAGCCATGAAGTTTCGGAAAATGCGCGTGGAGATTGAGGCCACGCAATACGACGGCACCCAGGGAGGGGATGAGGGCGTTTGTGACGACCGTGACCTGGGGCATCCGTTGCAGCCGCACATCCATACACTCGAAGGGAACATGCTCATCCGTATGGGCGATTGGATTATAACCGGAATACTCGGTGAAAGATATCCGTGTAAGGCTGACATCTTCGCACTGACCTATGAGCCAGTTGAGGCGGGCCGGGGTGCGCCGGAAGGGGTGGCTGGTGGGTGATGAAAGGACGCGGCACTTTGATATCCAGAATTGCCGGAACAAGCTGCGCTACGTCACGAGTGGCGAGGCGCACGTCCAGCGCCAGCGTATCGAAGCGGGAACGAATGGGACAGGAGGTACGGGCAAATGAGTGAAATACTGACGGCTCAACTCACGACACTGCAAGCGTTTGCGGACAAGCACGATCTGACTTTTGAGGGTCGGGGTGAAGTAGGGTTCGGCCGACCATGCGTGGGGTTCACGAAGTGTACAGGGTACATCGAATACAACGCGATCAAGGCACCCGCCTATGATGCAGTATGGCCGTCTGACGCGCATATGTGCGTCCCGCCGGGCGTGCCAGACGCCTATCACAAGGCGACCTGTATGTCGGTGTTGGTGGATGACGATGATTACGACACGGCACTACGACAGTTGCTCATCTGGGTTGAGGCGTGGGAAATGTCCGGCATCCATCTTGAGCAGTTCGCCACTGGGTATGCAACAGGCACCGTCGGCGCACTGTTGCACGGAACACACGGCTGGGCGTTCCGGCCTGGTGAGGCAGCGCCCAATGGCTGAAGCACCGGCCAGCACCGGCCAGCACCGTGCGCGTGGTCAGTGGGCGGCGCTGAGCGGGCCAACAAGCGGTCAGGGGTATCAGCGTCGAACGATAGGCGGGCAAGGGCGCTGGCGGGGCGCTGTGTGGCGAGAAATGGGAAACGGGTAGTGCGTGAGCAGGGGAGGGCGTGAACTATGACCGAGCTTGGCGATCGGGAACCATTCACCAGCAGAGAAGGCGAAATCATTCGCGCCATTCGCGCCGGTTTCGCCCCGCCCGATAGCATCCAGAGCCTCAACACCCGCGCAACGACCGCTTGCGGTGGCGTTGCGCTCATCGACCGACTCGTCAATCGCATGGATATCAAACTTGCCCTGCTGACGCTGGTTCAGCAGAACATGATGACCCAACGCCAGTACATCGTGCTTTGGTGCCGGTTCGCCAAAGATAAGACCAAGACGGCCACGGCCAAACACCTGCACATTGACCGCGAGACGGTCGCCAACGATGAGTTCTACGGCTTGCAAACGATGGCCCGGTACATCTGGGCCGACCCGGCCTATACGACACCGCCGCGCATTCGGCAGCCGCGCGTGGAAGAGGCGTCGTGACGTGACGTGGAACTATTGCAATCCCGCATTGCCCGGGTCTATTCTGATAAGCAGAAATGCTGTGTCTATCGGTATCAGCGCCTCATCCGTTCGGGTGGGGCGTTTACTGTTGTGGGGAACATATGACCACGGCAACCCCCTGGCGTAACCGCATCGTGGCCGAGGCCGATGTGCCGGCGCGCGACCTCATTGCCAATCCGCGCAATTGGCGGAAGCATCCCGCCGCTCAGGCGGACGCGCTCGCGGGTGTGCTGGATGATGTCGGCTGGGTGCAGCGGGTCATCATCAACCGCACGACCGGGCATCTGGTGGACGGTCATTTGCGCGTTTCGCTTGCATTGAAAAACAACGATGCGGTGCCGGTCGCCTATGTCGAACTGACCGAGGCCGAGGAAGCGCTTATTCTCGCCACCTTTGACCCGATAACCGGCATGGCGGTCACTGACCCGGCGATGTTGGATGCGGTGTTGCGGGATGTGCAGACAGGCGACGCGAGTGTGCAAGCGCTGCTTGACCAGATGGCACAGGATGCGGGCCTGGTGCCCGCCGTGGAACCGGACGCGCCGGACGATTTCAGTAGCTACGATGAGGATATCGAGACGCAATACCATTGCCCGAAGTGTGATTACGAGTGGAGCGGTAAGCCGAAGTGAGGACCTGGTATGAGGCTGACAACCCGAACGGCTGGCTCACCGGCAAACGCTTCCGCATAGACGCGCCCGCGCCGACCGTGATGGCGGGCGGTATGGGCGGTGACAGTCTCGGCCATTGGCACATACACACGGACGGTAAGGACCACGACCGGATGGGAACGACGACCGCCGCCGGCAAACCGGCCTACCGCGTGCCGAGCATGGCGGAAATCAACGCAGTGCCGTGGAACGGCTACACCGTTGCTTCGACGTTCAGCGGCTGCGGTGGCTCGTGCCTCGGCTACCGGATGGCCGGGTTTCGCGTTGCCTGGGCGAATGAGTTTGTACCGGCCGCGCAGGACAGTTACCGCGCGAACATGACGACTGACAGCTACCTCGACCCGCGCGATATCAAACTGGTGCAACCGAGCGATATTCTCGACCGGCTCAACATGCAACCGGGCGACCTCGATCTGCTCGACGGCTCACCGCCCTGCCAGGCGTTCAGCACGGCGGGCCAACGGGAAAAGGGCTGGGGCAAAAACAAGGTGTACGAACACGGTGCGCGGCAGAGGAACGAAACCCTGTTTGATGAGTACATCCGTCTGGTGCGCGGCCTACGGCCCAAGGTGTTCATCGCGGAGAACGTCAGCGGACTGGTGAAGGGCACAGCGAAGGGCTATTTCCTCGAAATCCTGCGGGCGCTGAAAGCCTCCGGGTATGTGGTCGAAACGCGGCTGCTGGACGCGCAATGGCTCGGTGTGCCGCAGATGCGACAGCGGATTATCTTTCAGGGCGTGCGCGCCGACCTCGCGGAACGCTACGGCGTAGGACCAGTGTTCCCGACTCCGCTGCCCTATCGCTACTCGGTGCGGGAGGCGCTGCCGTGGATTGGCGCGGCGATTCATGATACTAGTGGGCAGTACAGTTATGGCGATATCACGGACGGGCCGAGCCCGACCGTCGTTTGCACCGCCGGTACGCATTGGGTGGAGACGGTAGCCGTTGGCCGCTTCGATGCCAACGGCTACAACGCCCACGCGCCGCAAAACATTGGCCAGCCGATGGCAACGGTACAAGCGGGTCGCCCGGTGCGCGTTATTCACAACACGGGCGGGGCACCAGACCGCCCCGGCAATCGCAGCGCGGGCGACATTACCGACCGGCCATCGCCGGCGGTGACTATCGGGGTCAACAGCATCAACTCGTACCATTTCCTCGTCGAGGAAATGGTACCGCTACCACCATCCCGCCAACGCGCTGATGCGTTCAACACCAGCATCGACGATGCTGGTGTACCGTGTCCGACCGTCACCTGTGCTTCACCCGGTAATGACCTTGCGGTGCCGGTGCCGGGCCAAACGACGCGGCGTAAGTTTATGATCGCGGAATTGAAACGTATCTGCGCGTTCCCAGACGATTTCACCCTCACTGGCTCTTACGCGCAGCAATGGGAACGGCTCGGCAACAGCGTACCGCCGCTGATGATGCGCGCGGTCGCTGAAGTGGTGCGAGATCGGGTGCTGGCGAAGGTGAACTAATGGGTCGTCCGACGAAATACACGCCAGAGTCAGCCAAGAAAATCACGGATGCAATACGGCTCGGTTCGACCTATCACCTCGCCTGTTTATATGCCGGTGTCGATGATCATTCGTTGATTCGCTGGCGACACCGCCACCCCGACTTTGATGCCGCCGTGCGTGAAGCGGAAGGCGCGGGCGCGATTGGTTGGCTTGCGAAGATCGAAAGGGCCGCGAATGACGGCGAGTGGACGGCCGCCGCCTGGAAGCTCGAACGCCGCTACCCGCAGGAATACGGGCGCAGGGTAACGGAAGTACAGGGGCCGGAAGGCGGCGCGATTCCCGTGCGGATTTACGAGGTTGATGTACGCCATGCCGGTGAAATACCGCTCCCGCCCGAACCCGGAATCACCGGCGCGTAGGGTCACCGTGCGCGGCGCGGTCGCGCGGTTGATGCGCGAGTGTCGCGACCCGGAGTTGGTCATTGACGGACCCTACGGAACCGGCAAAACTCGCGGGATACTCGAATACATCCACCGCCTGCTCTTAGAACATTCCGATGCGCGAGCGTTGCTCATCCGTAAGACGCTCACAAGCCTGACATCATCGGCGCTGGTGACGTTCCGGGAACAGGTCGTGCAATCGGACGAGGCAGTATTCTTCGGTGGCTCGAAAGACCGGCCGCCGGCCTTTCAGTACACCAACGGCTCGGAGCTATTGGTCGGTGGCATGGACCGACCCGACAAGGTGCTGAGTACCGAGTACGACCTGATTTACTGCCCCGAATGCACCGAGTTGACCGAGGGCGAGTGGGAAGTGCTGGGCGGCCGGTTGCGGCATGGCCGCCTGCCGTTTCATCAACTGCTGGGTGACTGCAATCCACAAGGGCCGAACCATTGGGTCAAGCGTCGCGCGGAACGCGGGCAACTGACGATGATGGCAACCCTCCATGCGGACAATCCGGCCTATCACGATGGCCGCCAGTGGACGCCGGCGGGCCTGGCGTACATCGGTCGGCTCCAAACGTCACTGACCGGCGTGCGACGGGCACGGGGTCTTGAGGGTCGCTGGGTGGCGGCTGAGGGAATCATCTACGAAGGCTGGTCGGATGCGTCGCACCTTGTAGACCGCTTCGAGTATCCGGGCGTGTGGCCACGCTACTGGGTGATCGACTTTGGCTATGTGAACCCGTTCGTCTGGCAAGAATGGGTACAGGACAATGACGGCCGGCTCTACCTGTCGCGGGAAATCTACCGCACCGGGCGACTCGTCGAGGACCATGCGCGGCTGATTCGCTCACTGATGGACCAGCCGCCGGTTGCCATCATCTGTGACCACGACGCAGAGGACCGGGCGACGTTGGAGCGGCATCTAGAAATGCGGACGATTGCCGCGCAGAAGTCGGTATCACCGGGTATTCAGGCCGTACAGGCGCGGCTGCGGCCAGCGGGCGATGGCAAGCCGCGACTCTATCTGATGCGCGACGCGACACTCGACCGCGATGCCGAACTGGTGGACGCGCACAAGCCGGCCTCGACCGCCGAAGAGTGGGACGGCTACATCTGGGAGACGGCCACCGGCCAGCGTAAAGGCGAAGCGCCGCACAAAGAGAATGACCACGGCATGGATTGCACTCGGTATCTTGTGGCGCATATTGACGGCATTGGCCGCGGGAGCGGCGGTGCATCTGAAGTCATCAACGGCCGCACGGGTCAGCGGGTAAGCGCGGCAACAGCAACCGGAGCGGGAAGGCGGGCACGTTGAGCGCACTCACCGACGCGATTGCCGCCGCCGCCCAGTTCAGCTTTGGCCTGGTGGCGACCCAAACCGGCACGCCGCGCTTGACCGCGCTCGATGTCGCATGGTCGGAACGCTCCGACGCGGTATCGGCAGCGCGGGATAACAAGTACCAGTTCTATCAGTGGTATTACGATGGCAGCCAACGCGACCCGCTGGACGAGAGTTTCACCGACGGCACGGTGCCCACGGTCGAACCGACCTTCAGCCGCCGCCACAACTTCATGGCGGTGGTAGTTGACGTGATGGTCGAGCGGCTGGCGGTGGAGGCGTTCTCGGTGGACCGGGACGGCGATGCGGCCACACCGGGGCAGACAGCGGATGCGCTGGTGGCGACGGCGAAGCAGCTATGGTACTGGTGGCAGTGCAATCGTATGGACGATATGCAAGGTTCCGTGCATACTCAGGCGCTGATCAAGGGCGATGCGTTCGTGCTGTGCGACTACGATGCCGCCTACGCGCGGCCTCGGTTCACGTTCAACGATGCGCTGAACATCACCCCGATTTATGACGCGCATCACCGAATGGAAGCGGCGTACAAGACCTGGGTGGAGCGGTACACGGACGCGGGCGGCCGCTTGCAACTACGCTACCGGCTGACTAAGTACAGCCCCGACCGCATCGAAAAGTTTACGCGGGAGGGCATCGGTGGAACGTGGCGGCTGTGGGCCAGTGACCTCGACGCGGACGGGCAGCCGGACGGCGGCGTGATTGACTGGACCGACCGCAGCGGCCAACCGCTCGGCATCCCCGTGATTCACTTTCGCAACCGCCCGCGCGGGAATGACTTTGGCCGCTCGGAACTGGATGACCTCATCCCGGCCCAGGACAGCTACAACGACCGCCACCTCCAGGCCGATAACGCGCTGCGGTATGGCGGCGGGCCACAGAAGTACGTGGTCAACGTGACGCCGCCGGCCGACGGGTGGGCGAGTGGGCCGGATGTGGTTTGGCGGATGGAAGCGCTCGACCCGAACAAGCCGGTAGCGGTGGGGCAGTTCAGCGCCGGCAATGTGATTGACATGCAAGACGGCGTTGACCGGCAGTTGAAGACCATCGCGGCGATGTCACGGATTCCGATGCATCTGTTGTGGCCGGAGGGTGGTTTGCCCTCGGGTGAATCGCTCAAGACTGCGGAAGCGGGGCTGGTGAGCAAATGCACCGACCGCAGTATCACGTTCGGCAATGCCTGGGA